AGCTATTATAAAAGAAAAGATAGTATGGATGGAAGCATATTTAATTAAAGGGAGTAATAATTAATGGCATATAAACCTTATTCAGAGTTAACACCTGAACAGAAGCAACAGTTTCCTGATGAAGCTGCATATAAAACTTTTATGGATGCAACTCAACAATCAACTGAACAAGTATTAACAGACCCATCACAAAGAGTTCAAGCAGAAGTAGGTGCAGCAATGAGACAACCTACTTTACCAAGAGGTACGGCAGTCACACCTGGTCTTGCTTTACAAGCACCGACTGCAGCTACAACTGTGGCAACTCAAGGATTGACTGGTGAAGTACAGGCGGTAACTCCCACACCAACTACTGCACCAACAATTACTCCAACAGAAATTCCTAGTGCATCTCAAGTAGCACAAACTCAAGCAACTACAGCACCACAATATCAAGCAGTTACAGGACAAACAGTTCCACAAATGACTGCAGCTCAAGGTGTTGTATCACAACCTATGGTAGCAGCACAAGAAGACATTACTGCTTTACCACCAGAGGCCACAGTTCAAGGTCAATTAGCAAATATATCTCAAGCAATACAAACATCTGTAGATGAAGGTAAACCATTACCTGCATTTGCTCAAGGTGCTAAAAAAATTGTAGATGCTGCCATGCAACAAAGAGGATTAAGTGCCTCTAGTATTGCAGCAGAGGCATTAGCATCAGGTATATTACAGTCTTCTATACCTATAGCACAAGCAGATGCACAAGTATATCAACAAGCTATATTTCAAAATTTATCTAATAGACAACAAGCTGCAGTATTAAATGCTCAACAGTATTTTCAGATGGATATGCAAAATCTATCTAATAGACAGCAAGAAAGTTTAACTAATATACAATTAAGACAGCAATCTTTATTAACTGACCAAGCTGCTTCTAATGCAGCATTACAATTTAATGCACAAAGTCAACAACAAACTGACCAATTCTTTGCAAGTTTAACAACACAAATAAATACAAACAATGCTACAAGAGCAGATGCCATGAATCAGTATGCTACATCTGAAAGAAATAAAATTGAAGCACAAAATGCACAAAATGAAATTGGAGTTAACGAAGCTAATGCACAAAGACAAGCAGCTATTAATCAGTTTAATGCACAATTAGAAGACCAAAGACAAAGGTTTAATGTAGAAAATCAAAGAGTTATTGACCAATCAAATGTGACATGGAGACGAAGTATCAATACAGCAAACACTGCAGCTATTAATGCTGCTAATCAAACAGATGCACAAAATCTTTTAAACGTATCTAATTTTGCACTATCTGCATTGTGGCAACAGTGGAGAGATGAGGCATCGTGGATTAATACGTCATCTGAAAATGCAAAAGATAGAGCACATAATGTAGCTATGGCAGCTCTTGAAAGAGAAACAGAATTAGCATTATTAGATGAAGAGTCTCAAGGTGCATTGAATCAAATTATTGGTGCAATAGGTTTAGAAATATTTAGTAGGATATAGGAGAAAAAAAATGTCTTTAGGATTTAAAGAAGCTTTAACTATAGGAGCAAGTATTTTAGGTGGAAGAAGTGGTGGCGGTGGTGTCCAACAAATTCAAGCACCTGATATTAATTTTACAAGATTTATGATGACACCTTCTTCCCCCGAAGAAGCGGGTACTGTTAAATTTGGGCAGACATCTGCTCAATATTCACAGTTTTTACAAGCATGGGATAGTTATTTAAATAATGAATATTTAGAAATGTCAAAGAGGATATTATAGTATGGCTTTAGAAAGACAACAAAATATATTTGATACACCTATAGCAGGTCAATCATTAACAGATGAACCAAAAAACTATCCTTGGGAAAGCCCTGCAAGATTTTCTAAAGTAGAGGATGCTGCCGCATTTGTATGGGAAAGAATACATAAAAAAAATACTTTAACAAAAATAATATTAATGTTGCAAACAGGAGTATCTGTTGATTCTGTATCTAGAGTAATTATTTTTTCAGGATTTTTAGAAGGTGCTTTTTCTGTAGATACTGCTATATTGTTAACACCCGCAGTACAAAAAATGATATTAGCAGTAGGTAAAGCTGCAAAAATTAAAGAAATAAAAGTAAGTAATCCTAAACCAAAAGAAACAAAACAAATATTAAAACAATTATATAAGACTAGAAATTTTGCAAAAGATATTGAAGACAGAGAAAGTAAAAAAACAAAAATTGTTGAAACAAAACCTAAAGGTCTAATGTCTAAAAAAGGAGAGGATAAATAATGAGTCTATTAAGTAGCAGAGGTTTAAGAAATATGCTTATTGGCGGAGGCCAAAGAGCACTATACAAAATGGATAAAGTTAGGGCTGATGGTGAAAAAGGATTAGAACAATTAAAAATTGCAAATGAAGAAGTTAATAAAGAAGTAACTGATTTAAAAGGTATTTATGACACAGCATTACAAGTAGGTGGTAATGTGGGTGGAGGAACTTTTGCTAATTACATATTTTCTACAGAAGATATAGAGTATATTGCAGGTTTAAATAGCTTAAAGCCCGATGATAGAAATGAACAGTTTGCAGTATTAAAATCTAATTTCAATAAGTTAACTGAAGAACAAAAAGAAAGTTATACAGACTATACTAAAAAAGCAGAACAACTTTTTGCTCAAGATGTAAATCGTTCTAAGATAGATAATGGTTTAAAAATAAAAAATAATATAGGTGAAAATACAACAAACTATTTATCAAGAACACTATTCTCTACACCTAAAGATATAAGACAAAAACAAGAACAACTTGTAGAGTTTGACCCACCTGAGTTAACAGCACCTGCTATTACAAAAAGTGGATTTGAAGATATATCACCTGTTCCTTTAAATGTAAAAATAGACCGAGATGATATATTAGGATATTTAAAAAATAGTATAGAAGCTATGGGATTTACAACAGAAGAAAACAAAGACTTAAAAGAATCTTTTGAATCTGATTATAATATATTAATTAATCCTCAAGCTAATGTTCAAGAAAAAACTGCTGTTATAAATAAATATTATACTACAGTGCTACAAAACAAAATACCCATTACACCTATAGCAATGATGGGTAATAAAGACCCTGTACCATCTGGAGAGGCAAATAAAAAGGTTACTTCAGGACAAATACTGAGCATGAACGATGATGAAGAACCTCCATATACTAGCGGCACTTTATAGGAGA